TCGCAGCTTGACCGAGAGAACCTACCGGCAGATCGAGGTCACAGAGCCCGGAGGCCGCGTGCATCGCGTGACGGCCGATCGGGCAGACATGGACGGGGACACGCTCTACCTGTACCTACTCTCGCCCGACACGGCCGACGGGTGGACCCTGGTATGGGCGTCAGGGAGAAGCGGCTGGGACAGCGTTCGATTGGTCAAGGGCACGGTATGACGGAGAACAGAAGTTCTGGGTCACTGGACCCTTGGATGGAGTTCTTAGATGCCGAGGGCACGTATAAATGGCTGCTCGCTGAGGCTCGCTGGGAGGCTGAACTGTTCCGTGATGCCTTCGATCCGAACCGTGACATGCCGTTGCCCTGGGAGACGCAGAATGTCTGACCGATCGCGGGACAAGAATAGGGCGTCGCGATGAGGGTTATCGTTTCCTCTGGCGAAGACTACCCAGCGCTGCATGTTGAGTTCGAAGGCACGTCATATTTCGATGAGAGCGAGGCCGTGGCTTTGCCGGATGAACTGGGCGAAGCCTACAGGGCCGCTTCCTACGCTCTCGCAGACGCGGAGAAAGCCATCCTCCGGTTCCTTTGGGAGAATTATCTGGAGCTTCCCTCTGGCATGGAGGACTACCCGGAAACGTATGGATGGAAGCGATGACGTCAGACCGAAATGAGACGCCGGTGACGCCGGAGATGGTTCTGGCCGTTCACCGGGCAGAGTGTCGGGGCCGTGGTCACTCGTGGCGCGTCATCGAGGCCTACGGCGAGGGTCCTGTCAAGGTGCTCTGCGATCATTGCGGCGAGGACTCAGGTCTCGTTCAGGCCAAGCAGGTGACGCGGAATGTCGGCTGACCCGTTGAATCAAGACTCCACGTCACCTGCGATTTTCCCTATGTTGGCGAACACGCGTTCGTGTGAGATTATGCGCCTCCCCCGACGCTCAAGGAGGCGCGCAATGGGACAGTCAAACGGTGCACGATGGTTGGCATGGCTCCGCGTCGAACGCGGTCTCCTCCCCTCAACGATCCTCGGATACAAGCGCGAAATGCTCCAGCTGCACCGCGTCAAAGGCGACCCCGCAGGACTCTCCGCGGACGAGCTCCGCGAGTACCTGATCGGCGCCGGCGGCAGCCCCTCAACGGTCGCGGGACGTATCGCCGCGTTCCGCTCCTACTACGGATTCCTCGTCCGCACCGACCGGCGCCTCGACGATCCCACGATCAAGTTGGACCGCCCGAAGCAGCGTCGTGGTCTCCCGAAGCCTGTGGAGAACCGTGACGCGGCGTTCGCTCTTCTCGATCCCGAGTTCAAGCTCATCGCCGCCGTCCTGGTCGAGACGGGCCTACGGATCAGCGAAGGCGTCGCCCTGCGTGTTCCCGTGCCGGCGCCCGAGCAGATCGTTGTCCGCGGGAAGGGCGCGAAAGAACGCATCGTCCTCCTGACGCCCGTCGCCCGCGCTGCGCTGGACGCGCTGGGAGGCTCGCTGAAGTATCAGGTGCGGACGATTCAACGCCACTTCAAGAAAGCCGGTTTCACGCCTCACCGGCTCCGTCATACGCTCGCTTGCGATCTCGTTCGCAGCGGTGCGGACATCGGCGACGTCCAGAAGATTCTGGGCCACTCGACGCCAGCGGTCACGATGGTTTACGCGCAGTACGGCGTCGATCGCCTCCGCGCCGCCCTCGACCGGAGAACCGCATGACCAATCTCGAGACGCTGTCTCGCGCGCACGAAGGCTTTGCATTGACCGGTTGACGGGCCCGGCGCCAGTTCTTCGCGTCGAGTTCACGCTCGCCGACGGGACGCTGCTCGAACACGAGTGGACGCTCGAAGACACCATGTTCTTCGCTGGTGGCCTGCCAGCCTGGTTGAGATCTCCGCCAGAGTGGCTTGAGGGCGCGCATCGCGTCTGGGATCGGCCCCAGGATCCGCTCGTCTTCCGCGGTCGTGTCCTCGCTGGTCATGAGCGGGACGCGCAACGGCTTGTCGAGGGGGACGCCGGTGTATGAGGGACGAACGGGTCGAACGCGCTCGCGCGAAACTAGGCACCCCTCGGGATGTGCTCAAAGCGCATGGCCTCTCCGTCCGAGGCTCGGCGGCGCGTTGTCCCTTCCATGAGGATCATCAGGCGAGCCTCAGCCTCTACGAGAAGGACGGAGTCGAGCGCTGGCGTTGCCACGCTTGTGACATAGGCGGAGACGCGTTCGATCTGGAGCAGAAGCTCTCAGGCGCCACGCTACGCCAACTGCTCGACGAGCTCGCACCCCAAGAAGCTGAACCTCTCAGGGCCCGTTCTCGTCTGCGTCCCGCTGAGTACCTGCGATCCCGGGGGATCGTCAGCGAGGTTCTGATCGAAACGATCGGGATCACCTACTCGTCAGACCGGGTGTGGATGTCATGGCATGACGCCGATGGAGCGAAGATCTACTCGACCGGCCGAGCGACGAACGGTGCGGCTCCCAAATATCTGCACTCGAAAGGCACGCGGCCCGCGCTCTTCGCGACACCGACCGCTTGGACGTCGCCGCGGGTCGTCGTGGTCGAGGGACATCTCGATGCGCTCGCGGCGGCGCAGGCGAACATGCCAGCGTTCGCGACCGGCGGCACGTCGATCAGCGTCGAAATGATCGAGATCCTCGCCGGGAAAGAGCAACTCCTGCTCGTCGCCGACGCTGACGAAGGAGGTCACAAGTGGCGCGGCGAGCTCATCGACAATCTCAAAGGCCGCGTTGAGCTCCGGGAAGCCCAACTCCCGCCGGGGTGTAAGGATCTCGCTGACGTCGCCCAGAAAGCCCATGCGATCGGCGACGACCCCGCGGAAGCCGTCTTCGACGTCCTTGAGCAAGCTCGCGCGATCCCGGGGACCGCAGTCAGGCTGATGAGCGGCGGCCGGTTCGCCTTGGATCAGCCCGACGAGATCCCTACCATCTGGGGGAAAGGCGACGAGATCCTATGGGCCGCCGGCGAACCGCTGCTCCTCAACTCACCCCCCGGTCTAGCGAAGACGACGCTCTCGCAACGCCTCGTCCTCGCACGCCTCGGCATCGGCCCCAACGAGATCTTCGGCCTGCCCGTCGCACGAACAGAACGGAGGATCCTCTACATCGCCGCAGACCGGCCACGACAGGCCGCGCGAAGCCTCCGTCGCATGATCAGCAAAGACGATCGAGAGACCCTTGATTGCCAGCTCCTCGTCTGGCGCGGGCCCCTCGCCTTCGACCTCACTAAGGAACCTGATCGGCTTGTCCAGTTCGGGCTCGAGCATGAGGTCGGGACGATCGTCATCGACTCGCTCAAAGACGTCGCCAGCAAACTCTCGGACGATGAGACCGGCACCGCGATCAGCCGCTCCTGGCAACAATGCGTCGCCGAAGGAATCGACGTGCTCACCAACCATCACCAGCGCAAAAGCCAAGCCGACAATCGCAAACCCAAAAGCCTCGACGACGTATATGGAAGCGCCTGGATCACCGCCAGCGCTGGCAGTGTCCTCCTGCTCTGGGGAAAACCGGGTGATGCGATCCTGGAGTTCTCTCAACTCAAGATCATCGCTGGCGAAGTCGGACCCCTCCAGGTCCTCCTCGATTACGACACCGGACATCTGACCATCGCCGACGAGACACGCCCCATCGACCATCTCCGCGCCGCGCACAACGGACTCACTGGAACCGAACTCGCGAGCCTTCTCCATGGCAACACCGACAAGAATCAGGTCGCCAAAGCTCGTCGGATTCTTGATCGGCTCGTCAAACAAGGCACCGCCACACGACGCGAAGAACCAACCCCCGGCGGCGGGATTCCGACCGCCCGCTACTACCTTCTCAGCAGTCAGGAACCGCTCGCATGAACAACCCCGCATCAACCCCGCGAAACCTAAAACCGCAGGTCAAACAACCGCGCCCCCATTTACAACCCCGTAGCAACCTCACAACACGCATAAGCGCTAAAACCGCAGGTCAAACAACCGCGCCCCACAACCACAACAACCTCGCCGTACACAAGCACGGGAGGGGGGGGACTTATAGTCCCCCCTCCCGGAGTGTGGGAATCGACCGATGAAACTCCGACGCGAAGAAATCGACGAGAGCCCCCACCGCAACCGCGCCCCCGTCTTCGAACCCCGAGAACTTCGAGCCTTCCAACAAGCCCTCGCCGAACTACGCCTCGCAGCCGGACCAATCGCAGGCCGATCCGAAACCCGATCACCCCGAGACGTTGACAGTCCCCACCCCGACGCGATCCGAGAACGCCAACGCCTCTACCTCCGACGCATCCTCAAATGGCTCGCCGTCCTCAGCAGAGACATCGTCTACGCAATCCACGAAGACCGCTACGAACAAAACCCATGGGACGTCGGACGGCGAAACTGCCTCGCCTGCAAAAGCCGAAACCGGGACGCCGCCCGCTACTGCGACCACTGCGGCCTCCGACTCCCTGCCGTTCCTTGACACCCACCCCTCTTGACGTGCAGCGATTCGTAATGTACGAATCTAAAACTGTATTCGACCAGTCGTGCGCCCACCCCACGAACTGATGCCCCTCAAACCCTGCCCCGAATGCGGCCAACCAACGCCCAACCCACACTGCCCAAGCCACACCAGACCCAAAACCACCGACCGATACGCCTGGCAGCAAACGCGAACCGCGATCCTCACCGCATGGCGCCAACAACACGGAAACTGGTGCCCCGGACTCAACGACCACGCCGCCCACCAGACCACCGAACTCACCGTCGACCACATCACACCCCGCAACGAAGGCGGCACCGACCACCCCACCAACCTCCGAGTCATCTGCCAAAAAGCAAACGCAGCACGAAGATAGGCGGGGGGCGGGTCAAAAGATCAGCGGCAGCGACATCGCTCCACACTCCGCAACCTTCGGACGAAGTTGTACGCAATCCCCGACGAGAGGCCTGGTGCGAATCCTGATGTGGCGCCTGATCATCGCAATTGCAGCCGGAATCTTGCTCGCCTTGTGGATCGCTCATCACGTGACGGTGCACTAATGCCCGGTCCGGCGCCGAATCCGAACGCGCGGCGGCGTAACAAAGAATCCGCCTGGTCGCTGTTGCCCGAGGCGTGCACTCTGCCCGTCCCCGCCTGGCCGTTTCCAGTCGAGCCGTTGGCCGAGGAGCTCGCGTTGTGGGAGGAGATCTGGCGGACGCCGATGGCGACGCGTTGGCATCGGTTGCGCTGGACGGGTGAGGTCGCCTTGTACGTGCGGTGTCTCGTGAAGGCGGCCTTGTCGGCGGATGTGACGCTCGCGTCGGAGGTCCGCCAGTTGGGTGACCGGCTGGGGACGACGACGCTCGCAGTGCAGAAGCACCGGTGGGTGATCGACGCGCCGGAGGATGCGAAGCCGCAGCAGCGACGCCGATCGAAGAGCGGGCTTCGGGTCGTTCAATGAGCCGCTGGCCGTTCCCCGCTTCGCTCGGGGAGCTGGTCGCCGGATGGATCGAACGCTGCTGCCGACACGGCCCGGGCGACGTGTACGGCAAGCCGGTCAGGCTCACCGAGGAAGAGTTCCGGTTCCTCGACGGCGCCTACGCGATCGACCGCGAGACCGGCCGGCGCAGGATCGACGAGGCGACCTACTCGCGGCGCAAGGGTCTGCGGAAGAGCGAATTCGGCGCGTGGCTGGTCGCCGCGGAGATGCGCGGCCCTGTGCGCGCCCGGTTCGGCGAGGATGGTAAGCCGGAGGCCGGGGCGCCGGTTGATCCGTGGGTGTTATGCGCTGCGACGACCGAAGATCAGGGTGATCTCGTCTACGGCGCGTTCCGAGCAATCGTCGAAGCCTCCGATGAGCTGCGCTCGTTCTTCGACGTCGGCCTCGAGACCACGTACATGACCGACCGGTCGGGTGAGGTTGAGCTCGTCCAGTCGCGGAACTTCACGGCGCTCGACGGTGGCCGGCCGACGTTCGAGGTCGCGGATGAGACGCACTTGTGGAAGGGGCCGCTTCGCGAAACGTATTCGACGCTCCGCCGGAACTTGCGGAAACGCCGCGAGTCGCAGCCCTGGATTTTGTCGCTCACGACCGCGTGGGAGATCGGCGCGAGCTCGATCGCCGAGACGCACTATGAGCGGGCGCAGCGGATCCTTGAGGGGCTCGCTCCCGAGGGCCGGTCACTGTTCGATCACCGGCAGGCGGCGGCGCACTGGAATCTGGATGATCCCGATGAGTTGCTCGCGGCAATCGAAGAGGCTCGCGGTGATGGGTTCTGGTCTGATGATGAGTCGATCGCCGCGGAGCATGGTGATCCGCTCGTCGACGAGGCCGAGTTCCGCCGCTACTTCTTGAACCAGCCGTCAGCGCCGTCGCGCGGGAAGTGGATCGACGCAGCCACATGGAACGCGCGCGCGGCGAACCGCAAGCCGCCGCGCAAAGGAACGCGGATTGTGCTCGCGTTCGACGGCTCGTATTCGGGTGACTCGACGGCGCTCGTCGGTTGCACGCTCGACTCGCACGTGTTCGTTGTCGATTCCTGGGAGAATCCGCTGCCCGGAGTCGCCGGCTGGCGTGTTCCGCGCGGAGAAGTGCAAGCGAAACTCGAATGGGCGATGGGCCAGTGGGAGGTCGTCGAGCTCGCCCCCGACCCGTTCACCTGGGTCGAGGAGGTCGAGGAGTGGGAAGCGATCTGGGAAGAGACTGTCGTCCGCTTCGAGACCAATAAGCCCGCTCTGTTCGGCCCGGCGTGCACGCGGTTCAACGAGGCCGTGTACGAGGCGACGATGACGCACGATGGGAACGAGTCGCTCGGCCGTCACGTCGGTAACGCGCTGCCGAAAGAGACCGGACACGGCGTTGTGATCACGAAAGACAATCCGGGATCGCCGCGCAAGATCGACCTCGCCGTCGCCGCCGTGATCGCACACGAACGAGCGGTCTGGCATGCGACCCATGAGGAAATCGCGCCGCCCGTGCCCACATTCATTTCGCTCCGACGTGAGGAGAACTGATGATCCGAACCCTCATCGGTCGGCTGACGCGGATCGGTTCGAAAAACGTCGGGACAAGCCTTGAACTCACAGGTTTCGGGTGTGCTTGTGCTGCCGCATGGCGCGTTTCTTCCACAATCGGCCTCCTCGTTCTGGGGATACTGCTCGTCGCCGCCGGCGCCTTGATCTTCCCTGACCGATGAGCATCGTCCGCCGAGCCGTTAAAGAAGCCCGTACCGTCTGGCGATGGTACGAAGATACGTCGAGAATCCCGCGAAATAGCGAGATCGGATACTCGCCCTCCGGCGTTCCAGTTACCGAAGCGCTCGCGCTCGCCCTATCGGCCGTCACCTCATGCGTCACGCTCATCTCGGACGCGATCGCGGACTTCCCGATCGACGTTTACCGAAAGACAAAAGGCGTCCGCGAGGAACTCGCGGCGCCGTCGCTGATCGCGGATCCCTTTGTCGACGCGAACCCCGACGACGGGATCTACCAGTCGGTCTACTCGCTGCTGATGCGCGGAAACTGGTACTCGCTGATCGCTGGCCGCGATTCGATGCAACGCGTCACCGCACTGAAAGCACCAACTCATCCGGATCTGGTCGACTGCTATCTCCGAGGTGGAGAGCTCCAATACAAGATCGCCGGCAAACCCGTGAATCCCGCCGAGATCGTGCACGTGAAAGCCATGAGCATCCCCGGCCAACCGAAAGGACTCGACCCGATCAGCTTCGCGCAAGCCATGTTCGGCCTCGGGCTCGCGCAGCAGGAATACTCGAGCCGATTCTTCCGTAACGACGCGTCCGCTGGTGTCGTTATCACGACTCCAAGCGAGATGAAAACCGAGCAGATCGACGAGATGGTCGACAGGTGGAAATCACACCACGCGGGCGTCTTCCGTGCCCATGAGCCCGGAGTCCTTACCGGCGGAGCATCGGTCCAGTCGCTGACCGTCGAACCGCGGCAAGCACAGTTCCTCGAAGCCCGACGGTTCCAGACTGCGGAGGTCGCACGTTTCTTCCGTGTTCCGCCGCACATGATCGGAGACGTTGACCGCTCAACAAGCTGGGGCAGCGGCATCGAGGTTCAAGGCATCGGGTTCGTCACGTACACGCTGCGCTCATGGATTCGAAGAGTTGAGGGCGCATTCTCCCGGCTGCTTCCCCGACCGCAGTACGCGCGCTTGAACATCTCAGCGCTTGTGCGAGCTGATCTCATGACCCGCCTGCAGGCATACCAGATGGGCCGCAACGCCGGATTGTGGAATATCGACGAGATTCGTGCGCTCGAGGACCTGCCGCCACTCCCGGATGATCTCGGGCAGGACTGGCTGCAGCCGCTCAACTACATCCCGGTCGACGCGAGCAAGCCCCAAGAGCCGCCCGCTTCCCCTCCGCCCCCCGCGGACTGAACGAAACCGCGAAAGGAGAATCCCATGGCCGATGAGGATCAGCCGAACCCCGAGGTCGAATCACGTAAAACCCGTGCCGAACAGATGCTCGGCCTCCGCGAAGGCCGACGGAGTCCAATCCGCGGCCTTGAGATGAGAAAAACAAGCGCTGGCCTGACGCTCAGCGGCTATGCGAGCGTCTTCAACGTGCCCTACGACGTCGGTTGGTACACCGAAACCGTCGCACCCGGATCATTCTCCAAGACACTCGCCGACGGTGCCGACGTTCAACTACTCGTCAACCACGAAGGCCTTCCACTCGCGCGAACCGCCTCGAAGACGCTCGAACTTACTGAGGACGCGAAGGGACTGCGTGTTCGTGCGACGCTCGACCCCGAGGATCCTGATGTCAGGCGCCTTGCCGGAAAAATGGACCGCGGCGACCTCGATGAGATGAGCATGGGCTTCTGGGCCAAAAGACAAGAGTGGAACGACGACTACACGGAACGCGAGCTTCAGGAGATCAAACTCGATCGCGGGGATGTGAGCGTCGTCAACTTCGGCGCCAACCCCGCCACTGCGGGCATCGAGATCCGCTCCCGCGAACTACTCCAACGCCTCGTTACCCTCAACCCCGAAGAGGCACTCGCCGAACTTCGAAACGCCGGCCAGGATGATCCCGTGAAAGTCCTCGAGTCTGCACAGGAAACACTCGGGCGAATTCTCACGGCCGCGCGTCCCGCGCCCGACATCGAAGAGAACATCGAACTTTTCCAGGCCCGTCTCCGGGCCATAGCGATCTGACGCATCAGGCTCCAAGCCGGAGCCGCGTGTCCGCACGCCGGAATCCCGCCCCGCTCGCCGGAGCTCTCTGAGCCACCACGCGCGCGGGCGGCGATCACCACGCGCCACACGCCGGCCACCACTCGGGGCTTCGCCCTGCAATTGAAACAGGAGGAAATCCGATGAAGGAACTGATTCAGAAGCTCCTCGCATTGCGCGCGGAACGCAAGCAGGAGATGGAAGCAATCGTTCAGAAGGCAACCGACGAGAAACGTGCCGCCCTGGACGAGAGCGAAAAAGCGGACTTCGAGGCGAAGGCTTCGGAGATCAAAGAGATCGACGAGCGCGTCGCCGAGCTCCAAGATCAGGAGACCCGCGAAGAGGCCGCGAAGAAGCTCCGCGAGAAGTACCCCGAGATCAAAGTGACCCGCGAGCCGGGCACCTACGACCCGGGGAACGGCCAGTCGTTCTTCCGGGACGTGTACCGCTCACAGGTCGGAGACCGCGACGCCGCAGAACGTCTCGGTCGTCACGGCCGCGAGCAGCACACCGAACTCGAACGCCGTGCTGTCATCGCCGAACGAGCGGCCGACGAGCTACGGGAGAAAGGCGTCTTCCGTGTCGGTCAGCGCAACATCGAATTCGAACGTCGTGACGTCTCCCGTACCGACACCACATCGGCCGGCGAATTCGTCCCGCCGCTCTGGCTTATCGACATGTACGCGCCGCTCGCGCGTGCCGGTCGGCAGTTCATCGACTCCTACAACCTGCGGCCATTGCCTCCAGGGACGGATTCGATCAACATCCCGCGCGTCACCACGGGCGGCCTCACCGGCATCCAGACCGCAGACAATGCCGCGATCGCCGCACAGGATCTCGTCTCCGCGACCGTCACAGCGCCGGTACGCACCATCGCCGGTGAAATGTCAGTCGCTCAGCAGCTCATCGACCAGTCGCCGATCAGCTTCGATGAGGTCGTGTTCAACGATCTGATCGCCGACTACAACATGCAACTCGACATCCAGGCCATCTCCGGCTCAGGCGCATCGGGACAAATCCAGGGGATCCTAGGCCTTGCGGGGATCAACGCGACAACGTACACCGACGCAACCCCGACCGTCCCCGAGCTATACCCCAAGGTCGCGTCGTCGCTCAACGACGTCGCAGGGACGAGGTTCATGCCACCGACACGGATCTTCATGAACCCGCGTCGCTGGTACTGGCACACAGCAGCCCTCGATTCGCAGTCCCGTCCACTGGTCACGCCGCTCGCTCAGGGCGTGGTCAACCAGATGGGCCGCGTCGACGATGTCCAAGCCGAAGGACCCGTCGGCGTTCTCCAAGGGCTGCCCGTGTACATCGACCCCAACATCCCCGTGAACCTCGGAGCCGGCACGAACGAGGATCGGATCATCGCAAGCCGGTTCACCGACCACTGGGGTTGGGAATCGACGCTACGGACCCGCGTCCTGCCGGAACGTAAGAGCGGGAACCTGACCGTCGTCCTCCAGCTCTACGCCTACGTCGCCGCGACTGCAGGTCGGTACCCGAAAGCGACAAGCGTCATCTCGGGTACAGGGTTGATCACTCCGACATTCTAGGCCGCGTCAGTACCACCTGTGGTGGGGGAGGAATCCGGCCTTCCCCACCACAGCAACATCCCGGCGAATCGAGGAGGACGGCTTATGGCCGTCGGACGAAAGGACTTCAAAATGGCCGAAGACAAGGAACGCACGCCGCAACAGGACAGTCAGCTCATGGTCGACGCGCTGCAATTCGAACGCGCCGGGTATGTCGCCCGCATTGCGCGAAGCGACGATGACGTGCTGACGAAGCGTCTCGAAGATCGCATCAAGCAGGTTGATGACCAACTGAAGCAGCACGGTCACAAGGCCAAGGAGACGGCGGTCGCTAAGGGCAAAGAGCAGGCCTGATATGGGCCAGTTCTCGAACTTCACGAGCGTCACCGGAAGCTCCCCAAGCGCAGGGGATGATCTCACGATCCCCGTTCCCACGGGGAAAGTGTGGCGCCTGCTCTCGCTTCGGTTCGCGTTGACCACGAGCGCGACCGCGGCAAACCGACGAGTGAAACTGCGGCTCTCCGACGCGAGCGACAACATCGTCTATGAGGTGCCCGCCGCCTCCACACAAGCGGCCTCGCTGACGAAGGCTTACACCGCTGCGGCGGGCGCTCAGAACGTCGCTGATTCGGACGGGTCACTCGTGCTTGCTCTCCCCACGGAGATCGTGCTCGGCCCGGGTTACAAGATTCTCACTGCGTGCGTGAATCTGCAGGCGGGCGACAGTTTCGATCAGCTCGCGCTTCTCGTCGAAGAAATCAACGCCTGACCCTCATCTATCCCGAATGTAAAGGAGTGTGCGCTGATGTCGTTCTCTGATTTCTTCGAGAACAAGGTTCTCGACCACATGTTCCGGAATCAGGCGTACACGGTTCCGACGTCGATCTTCGGATCCCTACATACGGCTGATCCGGGGGATACGGGCGCGAACGAGGTTTCGGGTGGTTCGTATGCTCGCCAGTCGATCGCTCTCGCCGCCGCCGCTTCCGGCTTGAGTGACAATACGGGGCTGCTCGAGTGGACGTGTCCTGCGGCGACTGTTGTTGCGGTTGGGATTTGGGATGCGTCGACGGCGGGGAATCATCTCGCGTGGGGTTGGTTGTCGACGATCAAACGCGCGTTCACGGTCGCTGATCTGACGAACGATCTTCTTGTCTCGCCGGCGCATGGGTTCGCGAACGATGATCGGGTCGTTGTTGACGCTGAGTTCGTGGGGACGATCCCGACCGGACTCACCGCGGGCACAGTCTATTTTGTGGTGAGCGCGGGCACGGACGACTTCAAAGTCTCGACAACGCAGGGCGGCGGCGCTGTGAATATTACGGCGGTTGGGAATGGGATCGTTCGTAAGGTCACGCCGAAAGTGTTGAGCTCCGGCGACAAGCTCCAGATCGCTATCGGCGATCTCGACATTATCACGCGATAACGCTGATGCGCCGACACCGCTGGCTCGTTCTCGTGTTCGCGCTCCTCGCAGCTATTGTTGCCTGGGTTCCGCCCGTTCAAGCGCTCACATATCAAGTACCGCCCACCATCCCGGCGGACTGTTCGGTCGATGTAACCGCTGACCTGAACGCGTTCTACGCGACGGTGCCCGACGGCTCGACGGTCACGTTCCCAGATAACGCCTGCTACAAGATCGAAGGAACGCTCGCGATCCATAGCAGAAACGGCCTGACGTTCTCGGGCAACGCCTCAGCCCGCCCGACGTTCCGCGCGGACACCGCCGGCCCGGGCGTCGATCGGCCTATCTGGCGGTTGCGGCATGGCAGCAACATCACGCTCGCGAACTTGATCGTCGACGGCGCGCATCCGAATCCGTGTGCGTGCGCGTCGGCCTACGTGCCCGCGTTCGAGGGGCATCATGCGATCGAGATCGAAAGCGTCGCCGGAGGTCTCATCCAGAACGTGTTGACGCGCGACACCTACGGAGACGGGATCCTCATCGAGAAATATCCGGGCCCGACCGAGCCGCTTTCAACCGACTGGATCGTGATCGACTCGAGCTTCACTCGCACGGGACGGCACGGGATCACGCTCGCCGGCGCCGAGCGGATCACGTTCACTCGGGTCACGCTCGACGCCATCGGTTATGACGCGATCGACATGGAACCCGACGCAGCGGCTCAAGCGATCAAGCACGTGTCGTATACGGATGTGACGACCGGCACGATCTTCCTGACCCCGGTCGCCGTCAGCGGGATCGCTCCCATTGAGGACATCACGATCACGCGGCTGACGATGACCGCACACGCGGGCACGCCCGCGATCGACATCAACGGACGCCAGCGCGCGCTCGGCACCTGGTGGCATCGGTTCCTGATCCAAGACAGCGTGATCCTGGGCGGGGGAAGCGGAGTGCGCGCCGGCGTCGAGCTCAAACAGATCGCTGACGTCGTCTACCGTAACAACACGATCACGTTCAAAGGCGTCGTCCCAACCGAAGGGGTTCGGCTCAAAGACGCGCGGCACGTCGCCGTCTACCACGCCACCTTCGCCGGGCCGGTCAGTCAACCGTTCACCGCCGACGCTGCGTCCCTCGAGTACGCGTATTGGACGGCGACCGACTGATGGCGGACTGGGCGCTCCGCTCAGGAGGAAAAAAGGACACGGTCGGCGAGGTCGCCTCCTCGAGCAGCATGACCGTCATAACCGCAAGCGCGACAGCGAACACGAAAGGCAGCTACACGCAGATCGTCGCGAGCACCGCATTCGACTCCACGTGGATGATGCTCATCGTTCGGGGATTCGGGACGAGCCGCGGTTTCCTTTTGGACCTTGCGATAGGCGCGGCGGCGTCGGAAAAGGTCATCATTTCGAACTTGCTGCTCGGATCGTCAGGCAACGGATGTCTGCCTGGTACTTATGGTCCCTTCCCGATCTCGATCCCTGCGGGCACGCGAATCGCTGCACGACTTCAATCGACGACCGGCAGCTCCACAGCACAGATCGAGGTCGTGTTGGGGGCAAGCGGTTTCGCTGATGACGCGCCGCTCGGCATCGTAACCACCTACGGGGCGGACACGAGCGACTCGGGTGGCACGCAAGTCGATCCAGGCGGGACGATCAACACGAAGGGCACCTGGTCGGAGATCACATCCTCGACCTCGCGTGAGATCAAAGCCTTATGCATCGCGATCGGCAATCAGAGCAACAGCGCGCCGGGTAACGCGAGCTGGCTGTTCGACATCGGCATCGGCGCGGGCGGCTCCGAGAAGGTCGTCCTAGCGGACTTGTATCTCGTGACGACATCATCGTTCGCCGCGCAGCTCATCCCGAACGCGTTCGCGTTCCCGATCTCGATCCCATCGGGCACGCGGCTGAGCGCGCGAGCGCAATGCGTGATCAACGACGCAACCGACCGGCTCTTCGACGTTGCTCTCTACGGAGTGAGCTGACATGGCAGCGATCGAATCCTCCGGCACACAATCAGCGACAGTCGGGACGGAACACGAACTCGCCGCCCCAACGACCCTAAAAACGCGGGTGCTGCTCGTTGATACCGCGAACATGGTCGCCGACGACGAGCTCGAACTCCGCATCAAACTCAAAGTCCTGACCGGCGGGACGGTCCGGCAGGTCTACATGGCGAGCTACATTCACGCGCAAGCCGATCCGATCAAACCCTCGATCCCGGTCGTGATGCCGTTCGGCGGCTCGATTACCTTGAAGCAGGTCGCCGGAACGTCGAGGAATTTCGATTGGTCGATTTTGACGTTGGATTAACCTGTGACAGGTAATCGGTATTTCGCGTACTACATCCCTGAAGCTGGCGGCGCGACTCTCACGGCCCAGGCGATCATCGACCTGATCGCCGACCCAGACACGCAAGCATCCCGCGCCGCACCCGCCCAAGCAGCACTCGACGCGATCCTCGACTCACTATCAACGAGCACGAGAGCAGCACAAGCGCAGACCAGCATCGACCTCGCCGCTGACACGAACATCACAAGCCTCCGAGCCCTGATCGCCCAAGCGGCGCTCGATCTTGCTGGGGATCCGCTAGCCCTCGGAATCGCAGCGTTCCAGGCGGCGAGCGCAGTTGATCTGGGTAATGATCTTCTCGCGACCTGGCTCGCAGCTGTCACCGCCCAGGCGGTTATCGAACTGGTCGGCGACACGTCAGCATTGACGAAACGGGTTGTTCCCGTGCAGGCGATCATCGACGGGATCCTCGACGAGCAGACTACCGCCGCGCGGGTCATGCTCGTGCAGGCGAAGCTCGACGCGGCAAGCGAAACACTCGCACTCGGGACTCGTACCGTTCCGGCGTTCGCGGTAGTTGAGGGGATTCTCGACCCGGCGGCAACAGTTCTACGACTCGCGCTCGCTCAGGCGGTCGTTGACTTGAACGCGGATCCTCTGACCGCGGCGACGGCAGTCTTGAAGATCGCGGCCGCTGTGGACTTGTTCGCGGACACGGTGATTAACGCGATGCTTGCCGTCACGCCACGCACCCGCTCAAGCGAAGCCGGCGGAAAGACGCTCGTCACCGCCGAGGCGGGCGGGCGAACTGTAGGGCATGAAGCCGGATCGCAAACCTTCTGAGGCTGGATCATGGATGAGCTGTTGAAAAGCGCGGCCGGCGACATTCAGATCGACTTCCCCGCCGCGCCCGATGCGTCACCGAGCGTCATCGTGAAAGACTCGGCGGGCACGACGCTCACATCCGGCACGTCGACGGTCACGAGCGATGCGACGATCTTCAAGTTCTCGCTCACCCCAGCACAACTCGCGCAAGTTGACGTGTATACGGCGACGTGGACAGCGACGATTGGCGGGCAAGTCGACACGTATGAGACCCAGTTCGAAGTCGTCGGCGGTTTCCTGTTCACGATCGAAGAACTGCGTGCGTTCGACACGAACCTGCCGAGCGCAACCTATCCGGATGCGAAAGTCCGGGACGCTCGAGAAGCCGCCCAGAACCGCCTCGAAACCCTGCTCGGCGTGGCGATGCGTCGAAGAGGATCCCGCGAAGAGCTCGACGGGACAGGGACACGCGATATTCAGGTCCTGAACCGCGAGCCGCGTCGCGTCGTGTCAGGTTCCATCGACAGCACGGCGCTCACGGCTGGTGACATCACGGACTTGAAGTATTACCCGAGCGGCCGGATCCGCCGGAAGACAGGCTCGTGGGGGTGGGGTGACCTGAACGTAACGCTCTTCTATGAGCACGGATTCACTCAAGCACCCGAACCCGTAAGAAGAGCGTGTATGGCGCTGGCTCGCGCGAATCTCGTCGGAAACGAAATGTGGTCACGTCGCACAGGTGAACAAACCGACATCGGATTCTTTCGTCTCACGCTCGCCGGCCGAGCCGGCAGCCCTACTGGCCTGCCGGAGGTTGATGCTGTGATCCAGCAGTACGGGCGCACGATCCCAGGGATCGCATAGATGGCTGCCGTCTCAAGGATCCCCGCGACGCAAGACAAGGTGAAGCAGGTTCTCGCGGCGCGGCCTGCGCTCTCAGGTGTGCAGATCACGGTGGGCGAGCCGTCGGATCCGCGTCCCATTGAATACATAGTCGTCTCTTCCGTGGTCACGGACTGGCGGCAGGAATACGTCACTCCCGAGTTGAAGCAAGAGGATTTCACTCTGCCCGTGCATGTGTTCGCGCAGCGATTCGATGCTTATGCGGTCGCTCGGGATCGCGCCTTTCTGATTGCCGCTGAGGTTGAAGCGGAACTGAGATCCAATCCGACGCTTACGAACACAGACTGGGATGTGAAGATCGCGGGAGGGTCGACCGGAGAGATACAAGAAGACGAACAGCATGGCTGCGTCGTGACCTTCGACCTCGCGTGTACCTCCGAACTGACGGCGACCTAATGCACGAGACAGCCCGAGCGTTCATCGCAACGCAAGCAGCCGCACACGGCCCCTTCTCTTCCGTGCTCGAGATTGGTAGCCGGAACGTGAACGGCTCGATCCGAGAATACTTCGCTGGCGCCGACTATCTCGGAGTCGACCTGCGCGCCGGCGACGGCGTCGACGTGATCGGCGACACGGCGGACTTGTGGACCACGGACGAACGGTTCGACGCGATCGTCTGCGCTGAAGTGTTCGAACACGAGCCCAGATGGCCGTCGATCGTGAACAAGATCGCCACATGGCTCGCACCCCAAGGAGTCGTTTTCCTGACGATGGCAAGCACAGGACGAGAACCCCACTCGGGAATCGACGGCGGGCCCGTCCACCCGGGAGAGCTCTACCAGAACATCACACCCGGCGAGCTACGGCTCGTGCTCGAATCACGAGGCTTCCAGTGTGATCTCGACACGAGCACACCAGGGGACTTGTACGCGGTCGCTTGGATCGACTAGTGCGCGTCCTCACGGTTGAACCCGGGCCGGCCTTCTCGGTCGCGGATGTGCATCGAGGCTGGGTGAAGGCTCTTCGGCAGTTGGGCTGCGACGTCAAGAACCTGAACCTTGAGGATCGTCTTCAGTTCTACTCAGAAGCAGCGCTGAAACGCAAGGGCCGGTGGCGCAAGGCGCTGCTCCCTGAAGAGGCTGTCGGTCTGGCAGCGCAAGGTATCCATACTGCCGCGTTTCAATGGTGGCCGGACCTTGTGGTCGTTACGAGCTGCTTCTTCGTGCCGACGTTCGTCCTCGAGGTGTTGCGATCACGCGGGATGCGGGTCGCGTTGCTGCTCACCGAATCACCCTATGAGGATGATAATCAACTCGAACGCGCGGAGTTTGCTGATCTCGTGCTGCTGAACGATCCGACGAACCTCGAACGGTTCCGAGAAGTCAACCCGAACACGCATTACACGCCGCACTCCTACGATCCGGAACTTCATCATCCCGGTCCCGTGGACCCAGATAAAGCGAGCGACTTCTGTTTCGTGGGGACAGGGTTTCCGTCGCGCATCGAGTTCTTCGAGCAGATCGACTGGACTCATCTAGAGGTTCTGCTCGCTGGCAACTGGCAGGACCTATCCGTCGACTCGTGTCTCCGAGAGTTCCTCGCGCATCCTTTCGATGAGTGTGTCGACAATTCCGAGACCGTCCAGATCTACAACTCGGCGAAAGCAAGCGCGAACATTTATCGCCGCGAAGCTCATGCGGGCGAAACCGCCGATGGGTGGGCTATGGGCCCACGCGAAGTGGAGCTTGCCGCTTGTGGAACGTTCTACCTCACCGAGGCGCGAGGCGAGAATAGGGCTGTTCTTCCGATGGTTCCAACATTCACGAGCGCCGACGACTTCTCGGAGCAGCTTCGCTGGTACCTGGATAGGGATGATGAACGTGAGCGTATTGCGTTCAAGGCGCGTGAGGCGATCGCGGATCGGACTTTCGAAGCGGCGGCGAGTCGAGCTTTGAACCTATTGGCGTGATGTGTCGCGGGATGGTCTCGCGGCTCATTGAAGGGAGGCACAAGAAATGGCAAGAGTCCACGGCCGTAACGCGAGGCTTTACATGGGAGTCGCGAGCGGTGCTGCCACAGCGGAGCCGCTTAACTTCCTGAACTCGATCGACGCGAGCTTCACGAGCGATCGTGTCGACACGACATCGTTCGGGGACGCCGGCAAAACGTATGTGGCGGGCCTGCCGGACGGTAGCGGCTCGTTCGCCGGTTTCTTCGACGTGAGCGCGCAACAGACCTACACGGCAGCGGCCGACGGCGCCGCGCGTAAGACCTACGTGTATCCCGACATCGTGAACAGCCCCGGCACGTACTGGTTCGCGACCGCGTTCTTCGATTTCAACCTGTCCCTGTCGGTGACTGACGCGGCGAAGATTCAGGGCACGTTCAACGCAGCGACCGCATTCGCGCGAGTCGGCTAGTCCCGAGCAACTTCCCCGTCGAAACTGGAGGGAGGTGAAACCAACTATGGCCGGATTTGAAGTAGATCTCGAAGACGGCCGCAAGTTCGAACTCGAACGCGCGACCGTCGCCGACCAGATCTCGTTCGAACGAAAGTTCGGCGTATCGGCGGGGCAGCTCGCAGACGACACGCGACTCGAATGGTTGACGTATCTCGTCTGGACAGGCCTCAAACGCAAAGGCGTTGACCTCCCCGAGTTCGACGTGTTCGTTCCGATGATCGTCGACTTGCGTGTTGAGGTGCCCGAGGGAAAAGCATCGACGAACGGGGAACAACCCAGCGGCTCATCGCAAGCCTCATGATCGACACGGGACTCTCCTATCGAGAGCTCGTCCACGAAACACCACCCGAAATCTTCGACGCCATTCTCGAAGAAATCCAGACGCGTCACGAGGAGTCAACGTGACTCAGCCGATCCGTATCGAGGGACTCGTCGAAACGAGTCGCGCCCTTCGACGTTTAAGCGTCAAAGGAGCGCTCACGCCGGATCTCCGCGAAGCGGCGCGCCCGGTTGTGAGCCGCGCTGCGTCGATCACGGTACGCGGCGGGCGTGGTGATCGTCATGCGGGTCAACTCAGCCGCTCATACAAGGTCCACATTCGACGCGGCGGTGCGAAGATCATTTCGGACACGCCCTATTCGGCTGCGCGCATGTTCGCGCGCATCATCAGAGTCCCCGCCTCCGAGCGTCACCGCGCTTACGTGCGGCACGTGAAACCCGATCCGTTCATTCTCCGCGCCCTCGAGCAGGAACGAGGAACGGTGGAACGCCTCGCCGCCGGCGCGATTCAACGCGCCGCGCAGCGAGTATTTGAGGGACGGAATGGCTAGCAGCCGGCCGGGTCTCGTCAGCATCTCCGTTATCGCCGACGCGCATCAAGCGTCTGGCGTGTTCAAAAAGACGGAGGCCGAGCTCTCGAAACTCGGCAAGACGGCCACGCACACTCAAGGTCCGCTCGGGGGTGTCTCTCAGAAGCTCGGCGTGCTCGCCGGTGGCCTCGCCGCGGGGGCGGTCATCAAATCGTTTAAGGCCGCGATCAGCGCGACGGTCGACTGGGGCAGCCAAGTCAAATCGTTGACTCGTCTCCTCGGTGTCACAGCGGCTGAAGCGTCGGGACTCGCTGTTGCCGCACATCATTTCGGACTCGAAGCCGACGATCTCAGCAAAGGCCTTGGGATCTTCGAGAAGAAGCTCGTCGCCGGCGATAAGGCGATCGCCTCGGCGGGCATCCATTTCCGCGACGCGCGCGGAGCGATCAGGCCGTTCAATGATGTGCTGCGTGATACGGCGGACGTGTTCGCGAAGATGCCGGACGGGCCGACGAAGACAGCGCTCGCGTTGAACCTGTTCGGCCGCGGCGGTAAGGCGCTGATCCCGATCTTGAATCAGGGTGCCGCCGGGTTGAAGAAGTTCGATGAGGAAGCGAAAAAACTCGGCTTGTCGCTGTCGGGGACGCAACTTAAGGCGATCTCGGATTATAAGTTCGCGCAACGCGATCTTGGGCTCGCGATCAAAGGCCTCGAAGTCCAACTCGGCTTGAAGGCGATACCGACGCTGACGACCTTCTTCCAAGTCCTCTCTCGCGGTGCCGCAGCCTTCAACAAGATCCCCGCGGGCGTGCTCACCGCCTCTGCTGTCTTCGGTACGTTCATCGCAGCCGTTCTGCTCGCGAAGCGTGTCACCGAGGCCTCGCAGGCGGCGCTAGAGTTTCTTAAGCTCCGCTATGAGGCATTGCGTCTCGCTGTGCTCGGCACGACGGCCGCGCAGGAAGTGCAAACCGCAGTCACGGCCGAACAGATCCCCGTCAACGCTGCTGCCACAGGATCCCTCCTAGGCCTCTACGGGGGCCAGGTGAAGGCCACCGCCGGCTCCGAAGCCCTCGCATCCGCGCTTGCCCTCCAACAGACCGCGAGTGGGGGAGCGGCCGTCGCAGCGACCGGCCTCGCGAGAGCATTGCCGCAAGCGGCCGTATTCCTCGCTGCTGGGAAGGCTGTCGAGTTCCTGACTTCCAAGATTGACGAGCTCTTCCGCGGTCGGCCCGACATCAACCGGACGATCACGGCTCTCGAACAACTCAGCAGCGGAGCGATCAACCTCAACGAGGCGCTACACGCCGCGCGAATCGACAAGCGAACGTTCGACTCCTCAGCGATCCAAGGCCTCAAGAAGGACATTCAAGGCCTAGGGGGAGTGCTCGGCACGATCGACCGGCTCGGTGCCGACGCGTTCGGCTGGATCCCCGGAATCGAGACGAACGCGGAAGCATTTTCAGCGCGCGTCGATGACATGGATAAGGCCCTCGCCTCGCTCGTGTCGAGCGGCAACGCCAAGGCCGCTAAACAGATCTTCGATCAACTGCAGGCCGCGCTCGGCAAAGATCGTCTCTCATCGAAACGCGTCGAACATTTCTTCGACGATTACACGAAAGCCCTCAGTCAGGCGGGCGCGGCGGCGCAAGAGGGCGCGGACGGCCTTGAGCATTACCGGTTCACGCTCCAACAGACCGCGAGCGCGACGGAAGACTTCAACGCGCTCCTCGTCAAAGGAGCTCCCCGCGAGTTCGTCGAAAGCCTCAAGTCCCAAGGCGAAGAGGGTGTCGTTGTTGCCGAACAGTTGCTCTCCGGATCGAAGAAGCAGCTCGACGAGTTCGTAGCCCTATGGCAATCAAGCCTCGGCAAGACGGAAACAGCGATCAACGTCTTTGCCGGGATGACGGTCGACGAGTTCAAAACCTGGAAGGCTGGGACGGTTGAAAGCTTCAATGGCGTCCAGTCCGCGCTCGACGAGTTCTCGGGCAAGGCGAAGCTAGCGCCACGGGAGATCTTGAGAGCGTTCGACGCGCAACTCAAAGCCCAACGCGACTATCAGAAGAACTGGCAGAAGCTCCTCGCGCGAGGCCTTCCCCAGGATTTCGCGAAGCAACTGCAGGACATGGGGTTGAAGGGCGCGGGGTTCGTGAAGGCCCTCGCGAACGCGAACAGTTCGCAGTTCACGAAGATCATCGCCGACTGGATCAAAGCCCAAGGCGTCGCCGCGCACACGGCGGACAGCATCGACGTCATGGGCGCAGCGACGAAACGACTCGACTCGACCCAACTAAAAGAGCTGAACCTACAGTTCGACAAGATCAAACTCCGCGGCGACATCCGCACCGTCATCACGAACATCGTCAAAGAACAAGGTCCCATCCCTCTCAAAGAGCTCCAGGCGTTGCTGCGTGGCCTCGGCTTGAAGGGCACGATTCTCACCAGGGTCATCGCGTCGGTGCGCGCATCGGTCAGTGCGACTGTAACGAGCTTCCGTGTCTCGCCCGCGGTGTTGCAGGGCCTGGTGAATCAGGGCCTCAAGAACAGAACATTCCAGGAAGGCGGATACAACGTCGGGATCGCCGGCGGACGGCCGAACCTAGCGCTCCTACATCCGAAGGAGTACGTGCTGAATCCGAAGGCGACCGCGTCGATCGGCCTCGCGCGACTGGAACGGTTGAACCGTTTCGGCGCGCGTGCATTGAGCTTGGGAACTGCTGCGCGGACGCAGAGCAATCTCGTTGCTCTTCTCCCGCGGTCTGCGGTTTCTCGTGACGGCGGCTCGGTCACTGTGTTGAGGACGCGACCAGTCCAGTCAGCAGATGCGACGGGCGGGGTTGATGAGGCGCGTCTCGCGCGGTGCATCGTCGATGAACTGCGCCGAGCACCGATGCGACCGGGCGACGTCTACCTTGATGGTCAGCCTGTGGGTCGGCTGGTTGCGAAGCATCTCGGCAATCGGAGTGAAGGGATCCGCCGCGTCGGCGGGCGTGGCTGATGGATCTGATCCAGTTCACGGACCCCGTATCAAACGCGTTGCGGCTCGACATTTCGGCGATGGTCCGATCCATCGAATTCGAACCGCCGCCTTTGACCTTGGCCGCGTCTGAGACGTTTTTCGTTGAGACGATCTACGTGAGCCAAGCCCACTACGGCCTGCGACGGATCTCGATCGAGCTCAAAACGAGCGGGACGAGTCACGACAATCTGATGGCGAACTATCAGGCGATCATCAGCCAAGTCCAGATGCTCTCGTCCCTCCACTTTCGCCTACAGAACGCGTCATCGGCGAACAGCATGTATTTCGATCTCGTTCCCTCGCGCGCCTGGTTTCACTACGACCGGTTCTGGACTCGAGCGAACCTCCTCCCGACGATGCTTGAGTTGGACGCGCAACCGTATGCGCGTGGCGCGGCGACGATTCCCGTCTATACGTCTACCACTGGATAGGAGGAACTGATGGCGCTGATCCCCGCGAGTCAAGCGGTCGCCGTGTTTCAAGAGGGGCCGGGGGAGCGCTACGCGTTGTATCGGATCTATAACGCGAACACGGCCGACACGTTCGATGTTGCTGCGCTCTTCAAAGAAGTGAAAGCCGCGTCGTTCATCGCCGCAGGAACGCTCGCGACGGTGGGGACGACTTCCGCCTCGGGCACGGTCTTGACGTTGACGTTGTCGACGATGGCTGCAGATAACATTTATTTGCTCGTGGTCGGGCAGGCCGCGCAGTAGCCGATGGCCTATTTCATTGACATCGCGGGCTCGCAGATCACCGGAGACCTTGAGGCTCTAACGATCATCGAGTTCGCGTATCCGACGATGCCGAACCGCGCGTTCGGACGTTTCGCGCGACGCACCCGAGGAAATCCCGCGAACTGGCGCTCAAGCTACCAAGCGGAAAGCGCATCAGGCGACGGGACCGTTCAGGCGGATAGCGACGCGGCGGGCGGGAACGCGCGCAAGTTCACGTTCAGCGCAGTTGATGTAGAGAAGACGTGTTCGTGGACGGAGAACACGAACGTCGCTGACCGCGTCGGCGAAATGCAAGTGTTCGCCGTCTTGAAGGACTTCTCGGCGACGGCGCAACAGTTCGCGTGCTCGGTGGATCTCGCGATCGGCGGCGTGCCCGCCCGTGCGGGGAAGGCGCGGGATCCGGGGTTCTATCATTTGAGCGGCGCGAAATACGAGGTCGTGTATCTCGACCGGTTCGAGATCCCTGTCAGTCCGGTTCCCGCGAACTGGTCGTGGAAGTTCCGCGTGCATCGCACTACGGGAACGGATGAAGTGTGGCTCGACAAGCTCTTCTTGTTGCCGGCGGATGAGCCGATGGGGTCGATCGACTGGACGTCTTACTCGGACTTGTCGGCAGCGGCGGCGAAAACGTTCGTGTTCGATTCACAGTTCCGGAAAGCCTATTACGGGACCGTCTCTGGGGGATCGTTGGCTCCCGCGTTGTTTAGTGGCGGCCTGACGCTCACTCCTGGGTTGGATACGCGGATCATTTTCGAGCACGCATTCGACTCGGGCTGGAGTGGGGGGGCGCCAACGCTTCCCGCGTATCCGGCGACGCCGATCTCGAGCGCGACCCTGACCCTCGTCCCAAGGTTCAAGAGGTAGCTCAGTGACGCGGCTCCTAACGGACGGCGCGGAGAGCGGCAACCTCTCATTTTTCGATGTTAGCCAACAGGGTTCGAACATCACGAGCCCTGTCCATAGCGGGTTACGCGCCTACGGTCTGAACGATTTCGACACGACCGGGCTTACCGTCAGCGTTCCAGGGAATCCGACCGAAATCTACACGCGACAATACATCTATTGGACGAACACGCCCGGTGACACTCCAGGCAATCTTCGTCACGTCATCCGCTATCTAGACCACAACGGGGTCGTGCAATGCGCGGTCTCGGTCGGTAACTACACGCCGATCGGCAAGATCCAAGCGTATGACGACAATGCCCACGTTGGCATTCTCCAAGAAAGCGCCGGCGGTGTCCTGGTCGCCGGTCAGTACATGCTCATCGAAACGCATATCAAGTTTCATGCGAGCGCTGGCGTCTTCCAGATCAAAGTCAACGGCAACATGGTCGTCAGCTTCACGGGGCAAACCTCGTGGGGTGGCATCGCCGAGTGTGGGCGCGTGCGTTTCGAGTCAGCGAACTATGACGCCCACATCGACGACTTCGCGCTCAACAATACGGCCGGCGCGACAGACAACTCATGGATCGGCCCGACCGCTCCAGTCCTCCCTCCACCCCCACCACCACCACCCGACCCGGGACCTGTGGGCGGCCCGACGCAGGATGTGGCACCGACGATCCGGTTCGGCGGCACGCAAGAACTAACCGGCTACGACGACCTATGGTGGGCGATCGAAGACCCGGGAGGTTTCGCTGAGGGCGGCTTCCGGCAGCAGACCAAGATCAGCCAAGAAACACCGTACACGGGCTTCGAGGATCTTGTTGTCTCCCGAGGCACGAAACGAGTCTACGAAGGTCGTATCGAGCCGGTTGTGCGCCAGTCGGACGCGCAAGGCATGTGGGCTCGCTACGGGACGTTCGGATGGCAACGACACGCCCGAGACGATGACTTCTATCGCGGCCTGTTCCGCGATCAACGGCTGGACGCGTGGGATTACGCGGGCCCCGAATCGCCGCCAACCGACTACAAGCGGCGCATCACGTGGGACGTGGGAGATGACCCGGGGCTGACGACGACAGACCCGTGTATTCGTGTCATATGCCCGCAGCTTGAGACTGGTGAGACGATCACCGCCGGTGATGCGTTCGACCTTCGCAAGCGGATTCCCCCAGGCTGGCCGCGCGGTTCGGCGCGCCGCATCTACTTCCAATGGAGATGCTTGGGATCCGCGGCAGCGAACGCCCGGTTACGTGTCTACTCGGCACCCGATCCGGATAACGGCACGTCGCGAACCTTGTTGTACGACGCCGCGTGGACGCAAGCCGACTCGCTGAGCGAAGGCGAGGGCGTCGTCGACGTCCAAGGCAGCTCGACCGGGGGAATCCCGCACCGCTGGTTCATCATCCGACCGTTCTACGCAAACGGAAACATCACCGATATTGGCGGATCGTCGGGCCGGACGATCATCATCCACAATCTCGCCATCTACGGAACCGGCACGGAAGTCGCGGCCGGTGGACTGTTGACAGGGCGAGAAGTAATCCGCGAACTCGCGCTCGCCTCCTGCCCCGCGTTGCATGTCGTCGGCGCCCCAGGGATCGGTGGGACGGTAACCGCCGACTACATCTCAGACATGGCGAGGCTCATCGAGTTTTGCATCGCCGAATCACCAACACAACCCTCCGACCTGCTCGACCTGATGATGAACTATGTCGCTAATCCGCTCACCGAAGAGTGGACGTGGGGTGTGTACGAGAAACTCTCCAGCGGCCTCTACCGCCTCGACGTCCGCCCCCGATCGACGACAGTCGACTATTACGTGCACGGCGTCGAGATCAGCGACCTCAGCCGCGACGCGAACAATCTCCGCAATAAGGCTGTTGTCCGCTACACGGATCTGCTAGGCCGATCCGCCGAAACAGTCCGCACGCAAACGATCCCCGAACTCACGGCACTAAACATCTCACGCACCACTTACGTTGACATGGGGACGATCACCGCCGGCGCCGATTTCATTCCCGCAACCACGCGAGCCGAATCGTGGGTGACGCGCAAACGCGGTGGGGGAGCATCCCCAGCATTGGCCGCAGCGAACCTGTTCGGCGACGTGCTCCTCCGTAAAGGCAAACGCCGTTCACGTGCCGGCCAGTTTAGGGTCATCGGCCGGCAAGTCACACATGTCGGTTCAGGAAGCCCGATCAGCTATCTCGAGCTCACACCCGAAGGCGGCAAGCTCATCCATATCGCCGATACGGGCGCGGCGGGTCCGGTGACGGATCCGTTGAACGACGACCGTGTGTTCCGCGTGCGCCGGGTGGAGGTTCACACGAAGACGGCGGAGGCGATCCTAACCGTCGAGCAGGGGTCGACGAACCTCGACGCGTTGCTCGCGCGCCTGCAAGCACCCGGATCGTAGAGGAAGGCGTCTGAGTGTGGCTAGCTGCGATAGATCCACAATGGGCTCCGATCATCGGCGCGTTCTCACTACTCGCAACCGCTTTGGGTTTATCCGAACGTCGGCGCCGATCTCAAGCTCGCGCGCATCCGTTCGTCGGCATGAAAGACATCGACCAACGAGCAGCGGAAACGATCCTCACCCAATGGAAAGCCGTGCTCGAAGCCACCCAAGCGCGAGCAGTATGGGCGGAAGAACAGGAGCGACGCTGCGACGAACGCAACACGATCCTCGAACGGCGGGTGGACGAACTCGAAGCGACACAATCCAAGTGGGAGCAGGAGCGAGCTTGGGAAGAGGCGCGGCGTGAGTGGCTTGCCTCCCAACCCCGCCGACGAAAGAAACCTGATAGCTCCTGATACGACGTCAACGATCCGCGGGATCAGACACATACTCAGGAAGCGGCCGCGGATGGGTTGGCTCGAGATCGTTACCGTGATCGCCATAATCATCATGCTCATCGCCGGATTCGTGTCGATGAGCTACGTGATCGGACAGCAGGTGCGGCAGGCAGCTCGGGATCGTCAGGCTGATCGTGACCGCGTCAAAATCGAACAGATCGCGATCTCGACGCGCGCCGCGCTTGCGGAACTCCGTGCCGCGATCGCGGCGGGTCCGAACGCTCAATCCAGGGCCATGCAGCAGTTGCTCGACGGTATCGAAGAACTGCAACGCCGGCAGACTCAGGTGATCATCCAAGAACAACGCCGACGCGAGGTCGTGGTCGTGGTCGTATCGCCTGAGCCACAACCGACTGCGACGGTCACATGTGATCCGACGCCTGTCGTTGGTTCATGTCGTAGAGGAGGGGGACGGTGAGCGCTTATCTTGTCGGGTTGAGCGTGGTTCTGATCGTTGGCGGCGTGTTGATGATTCGTCTTCTCCGACAGATTCACGTGCTCGTCAACTCGCGTCTCACCGAGGCTCTTGATGACATTACCGCGTTGAAACAGGCGCTCATCAAAGAGCGACGTATCGGCGGTCGACCGTGAGCACTCGCTACAAGCTGATCGCCGTGGGACTGGCGATCTTCGCTGTAGTGTCGTTCCCGAAACTGTTCGGGGGAAGCGGAGCGACACCAGCATCCCGAAACCACGGTTCGTTCCTGCCATGCAACTGATCCCGCACGGTCAGGGAACCTGTCCGCCGACGCTCACGCATGACGAGTGTAAAGCGCTGCATCCGCTGAGGCAGAAACGGTGAACCGCCCGTTTTTTCGCATCAGCGGGGCGCTCGTCTTGAGCTTGCTTCTCATCGTCCCGCCCGTCCAGGCAGAGAATTCCGAGGAGGCTTGCTTCCGGTCGCGTGTTAATGCGGAGCGTCGCGCTGTCGGACACAGAGAACTCATCGACAATCCGAAGGTCGACGAAATCGCACGCCGCCACTCTCGGCAGATGGCCGCGGACCAGACCATCTACCACAACAACGATCTTGCTGGGGAGTACAACTGGATCGGTGGTTACGAGTACGGCGGCGAGAACGTTGGGATGGGCCCCGATTGCGATTCGATCCATCAGGGATTCATGGCGAGCTCGGGTCATAGGGACAATATCCTGGACCCTGATTACACGCAGATCGGCGTGGGAGTGACAGTGCGTGATGACACGCTTTATGTGACGACCGATTTTTTTACGCCGAAACACCGGTCAGTGCGTCCGCCGACGGTCAAGCCTCGCGCATCATGTTCAAGCGGCTAGCGGTCCTGATCGTCATGTTGGGCGCCTTCACGGGCGCTCTTCTCGTTCACGCGCCTGGCTCTTCACCTGCGGTTGTCGATTCTCCGGTCGTGCAACGCGTCGAAGACTACGAGACGCATCAGGAGCTCGCGTGTGGCTCATCGACGCGCACGGGCAGCGTCAACGTCTTTCTCACGAGAGGCACGACCACGACGCTTGGCGTGACGAATCAAGTCTCGCTCGGCTCGCAAGTCTTGTGGTGGCAGATCACCCCCGTCCGTGCCTACGTGGGACGCCCACGGCCGGTCGCAACCTACGTGCAGTTCCTCGTCTCGCCGGGCGTCTGGCATCTGGACGTGACGCATGGCGCCAACATTCGCTGCGCGATCACGAAACTCTAGGAGGTCACATGCTGAAAGGCTCGAACCTCGTTCAACTCAAACGGTTCCTGCGGATCGCGGTCTTCACTGTCGCGACCCAACTGCCGCTGCTTCTCAGCGCCGACGCCATCACATGGAAGAACCTCGTCTCGCTCATCGGCGTGCCGCTCTTCGAAGTGCTCTACCGCGCGTATCAGCCCGCGACTCCTGATGTTGCGACGAGCCCGCCCGCGGCGCTCGACGAAGCTATCCCCCCGTTGGGTTAAGCGATGAGCGCTGTCGCGTTCCCTGTCCGAGCAGCTAGCGGTCACAAGGCGAATCCCCCGGAGGATTCGTTTCTGAGGGTCGGCTACCAGAAGACTCCAACGAATCCACGTGGCTACCATTGGGGAGTCGACATCGACCGTGAAGACTTCAACGCCCCAAGCATTTCTGACTGGATCATTCAACTCCCCGAGAAAGCGAAACTCATCGACAAGGGATATGACGATGAGGGCGCGGGATACTGGATGGAGTGGCAATTTCTTGTTGGTCCGTGGAAGGGCCGATACGGCCGGTTCTTCCACATGAGCCGCAAGTGCGGATTCCCGATCGGCACGGTCAGGACACGCGGGTTCGCTGCTGGCCGCGTTGGCTCTACCGGTCACAGCACTGGCGCCCATCTGCACTTCGAACTCGCGAAGACTCGGTGGGATAAGGGCCGGGATCCTCGATGGAATCCGACTCAGGCTTTTCGTGACGCCGTCTAACCGTTCCGTAATCCATTTGAGCCCGCTACTTCGGTGGCGGGCTCTTCTTCTTTTCTCGGCGAGCCTGCTTCTTCTCTTCACGTTCACGGGTAATGTCAGCGAAACTCCGGAACGCAGGTCTCGCCGACGCTCGTGAACCTATGGGGATCTCTCTTTGACAGTGGGGGCATACGGTCGCTTCGGGATGAACTCGCTCCCGGCAGTGAGGACAGACGTTCACTTGATGCGCCGCCTCGGGTGTACGAACGAGCGCGATGATGATTCCGATCGGACCCAAGAGGACCCCGTACAAGAATGCTTCTTTCGGGACGCCGCCCTTGCTGCGCCAGATCGCCGCCGCGACGCCTCCGCAGATGAGAGCAAGGATCAGGATGAGGGGCCACACTTGCTGATTGTTCATCCGACGAGCCTCCCGGGCGCGAGGGGTTCACGTATCACGCGCGCCTCCCGGCGTGCAAGGTGAAGCCGGTGGGCGAGGAGTTTCGAGGAGCGGGTCCGTAGAGCGACGGGGGAGAGTCGCTCTACGGACTCCTCAAGCCAATACGAGCAGCCTGGGCATCGTGTCCACCCGTATCCGGCGAGCAGGGTCAATGTGACCGCGCATCGTGAGCATTGGTGTGTGTCGCCCGCGCGGGCGCCGGTGCGGATGCCGTGTTCGAACATGGGGAAGAAACACGCTCCTTAACCTGAATCTAACGTCAGGTACGGGCGTCTTGGGTTGGTGTCTCGGATTTAGGCGGCTTTGCGTCTCGAACGCCCATAATGCTCGTCGAGTTCTTGTGTCATTCTCGGACCATGATCGGAACGCGCCTGAGCAGGCTCAACACCTGATCGGGCACCGATCAGACCGCCCGCGATTATGACAACTGCGAGCGTCTTACGGGCTCGACGTCGGGGAGCGTTGGGTCCTCCCACGGCGACTTGAAAGTGTCCTGCGAGTGCTCGCAGGGCCTCCCGTTCCGGGATCTCCATGGCCCTGACGAGCAGCCAGAACAAGCTCTCGCCCTGCCATGGCTTGAGTCCGATCGCATCCCCATCAAGTAGCCGGCGAATCGCCTTCCGATCCCGGTCGATCATGCGGGCGAGGTCACTGATGGTGAGTCCTCTCCGAGCCCGATAACGGTTCAGGAGAGCCGCTGCCGGGTCCAATCGCTCTGCGGTCGTGGCCATGTTTCTCCCCGTCTCTGCTGGTGGGACGTTATAGCCTCTCCCGTGAGGCGGCGTCAATGGGGCGCTAACGTCCCACTGTCCTTGACTATCGCGCATGGGACGTTATAGTCCCGACCTATGAGCCGACCGAACCGCATCAAAGAGATTCGCAACATGCGTGGACTGACCGCGCTCGAGCTCGCGAATCGACTGCAAGTCCGCGAGCAAACCGTCTACGCCTACGAATCGGGCAAGGTCTCACCCTCGCTCGATGTCGCGCGACGCCTCGCCGAGGTTCTCTCGATCAGCATCGAAGAGCTATACGCGGAAGAGGCGACCGCATGATCGGCGCCCTGCTCGGCTTCATCGCGGACACGTTCCGCGCGCTCGCCCGCGTCCTTGAGCGGCTTGCATCCGAAGCACCAGTATCGCTGCGGGGCATTCCGGCGCGGTGGGACGACGAGGAGGGGAAAGGCTGATGCGCGTGTTTCTCATCATGCTCGCAGGAGACGTTTTCTTTCTCATTCTGGGCATCGGCGTCGGTCGTCACCTGAACGATCGCGATCGTCGGGAATGTGACCGGCTGCTCGACGAAGCGGACAGCGAGATCGCGGGCCTGCACGCGCTCGGCCGGATCCACGCGAACGGCAACTGAGAAGTAGACGAGCCCGCGAGGGGGACTCGCGAGCTCAAGAGACGGAGAAACGGTGCATGCACAAGATACAGGCAACTGAACCATCGTGTGCGCGTTGCGGTCGCGTGTTCGCCGTGACGCGCAGCGAAGCACGCCGCTCGATTGACGGTCTCGTCTGTCGACGTCCCTGCACGATCCACCCGCTCGAGGTTGAGGAACGCGCGGACCGTGAAGGCTGCGTTCGCTATCGCTCCGAGTACGCGGGGACAGGCCGATGACCTTGACGCCCATAGACCCGAAGGAAGCGCAGAAGCGGCAGCTCGCGCTCATCACCAACAAGGCTCTGCTCGGCGACGACCGCACGCAGGAACTTCTCGAGAATCACGGGACGAGCGTCGCGCAGACGCACGCCAAGATGGCCGCCCGGAACAACGGCCTATGCGATTGCGCGCGCACCGACGGGATCATCTGCGGGCGCCCTTTGACTCCCCGAGCCGGGCATCTGTGTTGGCCTTGTTGGGGCCGGCAGCAGGACCGGAAGCCCTGCGATCACGACCTCGGCCGCTACGTGACTCCCGAGGTACAGGATGCCTGACGCGCCGACCGTTCACCAAGCGCTCGTGAGCGTCCTCCGTCGTCTGCCGCCGATCAAGAAGGATCAGCGGAACGAAGCGCAACGGTTCATGTTCCGCGGCATCGAGAACATTCTCGAAGCCGCACGACCCCTCCTCGCCGCCGAAGGCGTTCTCATCATCCCAGACGTCGAGGAACGCATCGGAGAATCACGGACCACGAGCAAAGGCAACGCGCTCAACGTCGTGCACCTGCACGTCCGCTATCGGATCATCGGCCCCAACGGCGACACGATCGAAACGTCCACGTGGGGTGAAGGCTCCGACTCCGGCGACAAAGCAACCCCGAAAGCGATGACTTGTGCGTACAAGTACATGCTCACCGAGGTACTGCAGGTCGCGGAGAACGAGCTCGACCCGGATCGTACTGGCGTCGAAGCGACACCACAGTCCTCTCGCCGGTCGAAGAACTCGGAGGGACCAAAGCCGTCGACATCTCCACCACCTTCTACGGCTGCCGCGAAAGCGGCCCCTCCGACCGCTCCCCCTCCGACACGTCGCAAAGCGGAGACGGCCAGTCGGGAGCCTGCGCCGTCTCCGCCGCGACGCGCCAACGCCGACGGCGAAGAGCTACTCACCGAGGCGCAGATGAAGAAGCTCATCGTCCTGCAGAAGGAACGCGGCTGGACGGACGAGCAACTCCGCGAAGCTGCGGGCGTCTCGAGCCGCAAGGACATCACGAAGGATCGAGCATCGAAGCTGATTGACGAGTTGGAAGTGCCTTGGGATAAGGGCATGGCACGCGAGGCTCCTGACGCGCCGCCGCCGGTTGAGGCGCATTCTGCTGAGTGGGAGCAGGCGTTCGAAGAACTCCAATCGTTGTTCCGGGGCGCGTTCGAGAATCGTCCGGTCGCCCACTCGCGCTATCGGGATCGTCTGCTCGCTGATCACAATGTCGAGTCGCTTGAGGATCTGACGCTGGAACAATTGCAGGCAGCAGCGGATCCGCTGCGAGCGAAAGCGACCGCCTGATGTTCGAACTCTGGGCTGTCTGGCCTCCGGATGATCCGAATTCGGTCTCGACGTCCGAGCGTGTGCGCCTTGAGCGTGTGCATCCCGAGCAACTCGAAGGCGCGGCGGCGAAGCGCTTGCGTGACGCGCATCTGCTCGGCGCCGGCCTTGAGATCGTGCGGAGCACGCGGGTCGCGGACATCAGGATCGACATCTGATGCGCGAAATCTGGATTCGTTCGCCCTGGGCGCTCGCGGCGATCTTCGCTGGCGTGTTCGGCATTGTCTTCCTCGTCGCGTGGCGTGAGATCCGCGACGCGCTCGTCGACGTCCGCAACCTCCTCCTCAATCTGTTCGGTGACTGAGGTTCTTCGATGCCCGCGACCGCAGACGAGCTACGCCAAGCCAAATGCCAGCCGAGTAATTACAAGATCGGCCGGACGCTCGTCTTCATCGACGCGCCGATCAACGTCATCCCCCACGTATGCGTCCACGTTGCCGTTCGCCGCGGCCGCTCCTGGACGTCTAACGCTGAGGATCTCAAACGCCGCAAAGACTTCCGCGACGAGGTCGCGCTCGTCATCCCACGACGCAAACGACAGAAGCTCGCTGGCCTGCTCGCTGTCCGGATCGAAGTGTGGCGCCGCTGCTCTCGCGCCGCCGACGGCGACAACCTGCAGAAGGAATTGTTCGACGCGTTCACGCAAGCGGGCGTGTGGCTCGATGACCGTCAGGTCAAAGACTGTCACTGGACGATCGTTGAGCAGGGGCCGCGTGTCACGCCGCGAGTGCGGGCGGTCGTCTACGAGTGGATTGCCGCATGATCGACGTGACGATCATCCCCGTGCTCATGCGCCGCGGCGGTCGACGCTATTCGCCGACCTGGCAGGGTGCGCTCTTGAATCGGCTGCTCGTCACCTGGCGATGCGGGCACGCACACGAATCGAAGTTCGCCGCGCTCCTCTGCGCCGAACACGAGGCCGCGAAGCGTGGCCTGCCGTTGCCAATCGGGGTGAGCGATTGATGTCCACGCTCGAGCCCGCGGCCTCGCAGTCGCCATCCTCCTCACCGTCGCTTTGGGGTGCTCCTGTTCCGGTGATTCCACGATGCGAGATCTGCGGCGGGAGCCGACAGGATCCGTTCTGGCGGACGATCGTCCGGCCCCAGGGCGGAGCCTTCATCCAACGCGTCTGCCGAGCGTGCGTCGGCGAGCCCGTGTCGGTTGGGCCTTCTGGGGTCCGCGCATCCGCGACTGCGAGTCGGGAGGCGACTACCGCGCTCTCAACCATCTGTCCGGAGCCTCTGGCGCCTACCAGTTCCTCGACTCCACGTGGGCCCGATATGGGGGCTACGAGCACGCCCGAGACGCCCCGCGAGACGTCCAGGATCGGGCTGCACGGCGTCTCTTCGAGCGTCACGGATTGGGTCCGTGGCGTGCTTCAGAGCATTGCTGGCGCAGGTGACCGTTAGGAGGGTCGCATGGCAAAGGGGAATCTGACCGCAGTCGAAGACGACCAGAACGAGGAGGGAGCCGACTCAGCTCGCACTCTTCGAGGGAGAACCAGTGCACGCCTCGATCGTCAAATAGCCGGCGGCAGCGAGCGACGCCTTGTAGTCGTCACGCCGTTCTTCTTCGCGAACACGACCTTCGCGACAACCCCCTTGGCCCGTGATGTTCACGTGAGCGCCGACCTTCAATTCGCTGTCCGCGTCAGCACATCATCAACGTCGACAGTGAGACGGCGAAGATTCCTGCTCGGAGGAGAGTGAGCATCGTGGCGATGGTGGTCACATCCTGGGAGCAGGTCGACGTCGAGCTCGAGCGTGTGGAGGACGCGTTGAAGCGCTTGGAGGTCGCGATTCCGGAGCGGACGTTGAACACGCCGCGAACGCTGCCGGCGGTTCGGATCGCGGGGATGATCGAGTCGGTGCACGCGACGATGGATCTGGTCGCCGAGTGGGTTGAGCGCGCGAAGCGGATGTGACGCGGAATGAGCGAGCAGTCGCGAGTCCGTAGTCCAAGCATTACCACCTAGGGCCTCGGGAGGCCGAGGCAGAAGGAGGGCAACATGGCAACGTTCCAAGAGGCGAAACAGGCGGTGCTGGACCGCATCGCATCGTCCGCACAGGACGCGATCGGGGGCGATGTGAGAGCGCTCGCCGACGCGCTGCAGATCATCGCCGGGCTGCCGGAGCACTAGAAAGGCGAGTGATGCAGCGGAGGCCGGGGAAGCCCCGTTCTGTATCGGGCAACCGATACACCTGCGTTAGGTCGGGTAGGCCCTTCCGGGTTCTGAACGCCTCGCCTTCCGCTGCTTGCTCGACACTGTCAAAGAAAGGCCAGGCGTCAAAGTGAAGGTGTTCGAGACCCTGAAGCGTGTCGTCGTCTCACGGGGTCGCTGGCCGAGCCTCGAAGGCCTGAACATGCATCTGCACTTCGACCCGGCCGATAACTCGATGAACATCCACGACCATGTGAACGGCCACTATCCCGGCGACGACGGACACGACGATCGAGCTATCTGGGCGAACGATCTACGCGACCTGACGCTTAGGAGGGGTCTAACCAAGTGAACGAGCCGATGATGGCCGAGCGGGCGCAATACTGGTTCAAGCGCATCGGCGAAGCGCAGTCTGCCTGTCGTGACGGCGAAGTGCCACGTATGACAGTCACGCCGGAGGAGCTAGAGGAGCTTCGCCAGTACGGGAAGCCGTTCGAGTCGCCGTGGTTCAAGGAGATAGCGATGTACGCGGGTGTGGCTCTCGACGTGGCCGAGAACGGGGA